CATTAAACATGACTGAAACGGGAACAGCCTTGGCGACCTTGCGGGAAATGGTTCTAAGGGCGAGACCCATGCACTGGGCCGGTTCCTTGTCTTTGTCCTCGGCAATGATGGTAGCGAGTTGATCCCAAGTGGCCTCACCTTCCTCTTTAATTTTGCTATAAAGATTGGCCGGGAGGGTGCCGGCACGCAAGCCTTTGGGTAAGGATGATGCTTTTTTGGCCCGAGCAGGTCTCTTTTTGCGAGTGGTAGTCTTCTTTTTACCACGGGCAGGTTTCGTCTTTTTAGCTCGGGCTTTCCTGGTGGGCTTACCCTTGGTGGCTCGTTTGCGCTTACGAGTACGAGGTTTCTCCTCTTCGTCCTCATCCTCATCCTCATCCTCATCCTCATCCTCGTCGACTTCCTCTTCGTCCTCATCTTCGTCTTCGTCGACTTCCTCTTCGTCCTCATCCTCATCTAATAGTGACTCATAGAAGGTGATGATCGCTTCAGGGACTTCGTCGATGGAGCCGTCGTCGTCGATCTCTTCGATTGCTGCAACGAAATCTTCCTTGATGTCTTCAAGGTCGCCTTTCACTTCTACAGGATCCTCGGTAAGATCGAGCTTGTTTAACTTTTTCGCCATTGACACCAGTTTACTTTTTGTTACTGCCATTTTCGTACCTCCTTTATAAAGGATTTAAAGGTTAATACCATTTTGTGGGCCCAACGCCACACACCATTATTATATCATATCTAAATCTAATTACGTTAAAATTTTGTATTTATTACCCTAAAATTCTTTGCTTTGTCAAACAGATAAGCATTGTCGAGTATTGGTTGAGCTGTCGCTAATCGTTGTGTAACAAGGACCTCCGCCCTTGGATTAAAGGCCTCGTGGCGGTGAAATAAAACATTAAAACGTGCTAAATTTAATGCCCTATCTGTGTCGGTTTGGTTGATTGCTATCCTCGCATCTAAGTGACTATCCTTTGTTTTACTTTCACTCGTAGACATCTGATCAAGAGAATACTGGGTACGTCCTGCTTTTGTACTTTGATCTGCTGTAAGTACTAAGCAGTCAAGCTCGCCAGCCAACTTACTACCTTTTTTCCATTTGCTGTCTATGTCAAAGCGACCTTCTAATCCAGTTTCGTTAGCAAGAATGTCTAAATAGTCGTATACAATGATGTCAGGCGTCCATTTTTTCCTTTCTATGTACCTAAGGATAAATTCATACGTTTGGTCAAATGTAACAGAGAATCGCGGAAAGCACTTCACTCGCAAGTTGGATAGTCGATTCATGTTCTTTCCTTTAATTGCGCGTTTGATTCTCATCTCTGACATCTTCTTTAAAACGTCTTCCTTAAACCAGATAGCTGGTACGAATCTTTTCGTCTTGGCCGCATTCTTCCTCTTCTTGACATTTTCCCTACAATGATTACATATCACCCAATTCCTACGACGGTAGTAGCTCACAATCTCATCACTACTACGAAACAGATTGACTTTGTTTTTCAGACGTTTTAATACCTGACATGTACCAAACTGGTTATTTTCGCAATCCAGCACAGGCAGTATTATCTTCTCTCCAGCATAGCGCGGATTAGTAGTATGGCTAATGCGGCGCCATAGCCGATTACGAGCTATTGGCTTGGATAATTCCAAGTTAATTATTAATACTTTCTTCTTCTGGTAAAGGGCAGCTTCGTACGCAATTTCCTGAAGCACATAACTCTTTCCACTTTTTTCTACGCCCGTAATTGCCACCAGCCAGGATGTATGCAAAGGCCCAATAAGACTGTTTAGATCGCCGTGAAAGTTAAAGGCATTACGAGATTGCATGTCCCGAGTCATTCCGTCTTCTACATCTTCGGGTGTGTACGGAATTATAGCACCCATTTCTTCGTCTTCGTCTTCGGTGCCAACCACAGAGTATGAGGAAACAATTTGCTCGGCCTCTTCATACTTTCCCAAGGTAATCTGTGCTTGTGCTTTGTCGATACGTTGAGTTAACTCACGCTCGCGAATAAAGTCAGGCAATATCTCTTTGCGCACAAAGTCGGTATCTGTTTCGGCGTCCCATTCTTCTGCTAATGCATCGAGATATTCCTCAACGAGCTCTTGTGTTTCGGCGTTTAAACTGTGCTTACGACGGTCGTAAATTTTTTGTATTGTTCTGTTAGGAGCTTTTCGATGAGCCGCATAGTAGCGGATTAACCAGCGAAAGACATGCCTATAACTTTCCGTAAAGTGCTTAGTCTTAAGGGTTCCTGTTTTGTATCGATTGTATGCTGCTGACAGAACATCGTTGTTTGTAATCATCGCCCCGAGCACAATGTACTCGTTCTCGGGGTTTACAACTTCTCGTGTTATCATAGAATTCTTTCTATTCTGCGACCTGCTTCTATCGCGCCATATCGAACTAATTCATCTGGTAGTTGCTCGTTCCAGAATATCTTGTTGGTTAAATATCCGGCATGCTTTGGTTTGATCGTATGCCATTTGTTTAGGGCTCCGTCTATGATGTCGGTTAAAGTGATTGGATCGAGATCGTTGGCCGTACTGAACTTGGAAAGTATCCTGGAGGAGCGAATGATTTGATTTTTCGTTCCATTAGATACACCATTGCCATTGTTTCCGTTGTACTTTTCCCATGATTCCATAAGTCGACTTGTAATCCTGGGCTTGCGGTCTCTCAGCTCCATGTGGTACTTGCTTTCTAAGTAGTGCTGGCCTTTGAGAGCCTCTTTAAACCAGCTAAGAGGACAGTCTTTAATTTTCCTACGTACTCTTTCATAGCTACCATTATCATAGCGAAAGAATTGCGGTAAATTCAACTTCGTATCGTTGAAGTAAGCTCTGTGCTTAAACCACCCAGCGTTAAACATATCGTGGGTTCGCTGCATCGCTTTCATGACTTCATCTTTGCCATGTTTTTTAATAGCGAGGCGAGTCTTTTCAATTCCTCGGGCTGTAACAATACTCATGATCTCTTTATGCTTAACGAATGGATAGCCCATTCGTTGCCAGTAAAGGAACACGATTTTGACGTCTTCGTTTGGAAATTTTATTGGCTGAGTTTTATTACGATGGGATTGTGCTGGTGTGTTTAACGGTTTGATGGGGGCGGGCCATTTTGGTAAGTCCTCGTGATGATTCTCCATATTCCTGATAATGCCGAGGAGATAAGCCACGGTAGTTTTTTTAGCTTTCCCTCTTCCCTTGGTGGCATTGACAAATTGGATTGCCGCCTTTTCATAGTACTTCTTTGTCGGCTTGTCTTTAACTGCATGCCATGATTTCCTGATTACTTCAGCTTGTTTTTTTGTGCATGGTAAAACGAAAATTGGTATCTTGTCTTCTTTCTCTTTCTTTGGCTTAACTTTCTCTTTCTTTGGCTTAACTTCCTTTTTCTTTTGTGATGGATTAGGATTATCTTGATGAGTATGACCCCGGAACATGCAAAAGACCTGGCGCTTTATTTTTCCGGAACCGAGCTTTGGGTGGCGTAAAACCAGGTTGACTCCCTTAGTTGTTCTAACTTTCATTATCTCTCTCCTCTTCCAGTGCAACCGTGACATTAGCGAGTTTACAAGTCTTGGAGCCCCAGAACTTCGGGAAGCAAGAATTGTTAGGAATAAGATTGGAAACGAAACCAGCACCGCAAGTGACTTCAACAGAGGCTGATTTTTGAATAACGCTGGCAGGGATTTTTGTCTTTGGCAATAACGGACATGGATTACAATGTGTAAAACCGTCTCTCTTGTAGGGCGAAAACAGCGATCTTTTTATTGTCATTTTTAACACCAGTTCCTTGCGTTCTTAAACGAGTTTGTTTTTAATCACGCTGAGCGAAGCGAAACACTACGCACCGAAAACCTTCGGTGCAATCTTTTTTTTCACGTAGTGAAAAAAATAGATTACTAATTGAACGAAGTTATTACGTAAGTAATAACGTAGTGAATGATTATTAAATAAGTGAACGTAGTGAACTTATTTAATAATTTAATATAAAGGAGAACCGTTTTACCAGTTTCCCAAAGTGATTGAGTCACGCCTGTAGATCCTTTTAAATCGTGTTACCATCAACTTTTAAACTCTTCTAACTCTTTATTGTATTATTCTAATCCTAATTTTCGTTTAAATTTAAACCAGACGGCGTCTGATTTTTCGCCCGTATTGTACGAGCCGGATGGTGGCTACTGCCATTTCATGAGTTTCTATTTTTCCTGTTAGGCAGGAAAGGCAAATACCGGATTTACAGATTCGTAGGTATCGCTTAAAGATGCCACAAGGTTCTCTACGACGTTTGACTACGTTATCAAACCATTGTGGATGACCCATGCTAACGAAGTACCTTTTTCCGCATAACTTACAATTTTTACCAGCAATTATTGCGCTCATATTGCGCTCATTTTCCTATCTCTTCTCGTGTGTTTAAAAAAGACCGCCAACGCCACTTGCTTTATGCGGAAAACGGTAGTGGTAGAAACTTGAAATGATGCCAACCATGTGGAAGGTTAGCACATTTGGAGGGTACAACCGTCGGCGGTCTTTTTTAAACACACGAGTCACTACCCCAAAATATCTTCCAATAAAGCGCCAACATCATATAACATTTTTTTGACCTTGACAAGGATTTTTATTTATAATAAAATCAAATACTAAAGCCAAGGTCGAGTTTTAACGACATTGCATCTTCGACGGGCATGGCTCCCGGATCGGGGATTTTGTGAAGAGTCACTACCTCCAACCTTCGCTTTATAATAGGTGCTAAAATAGGAGCGAGTAACTTGGCGGCATTACGTCCAGCGGCATCATTGTCGAAAATTATAAACAGATTTCTTATCTGTTTACGCTTTATTTCCAGTATTTGCCCAATGTTATGTTTTATGCCAAAGAAGCAGACAGCTCCGTCCCCCAGTTTCATAACATCCATGGGACCTTCGACTAGCATTGCGTCCCCACCCGTAGGCACACTGTCTATGTTGTACACGAGATGAGTACGGGCCACAATGGACTCGTACTCGGATGCCATCTTGTACGGTGGTTCTTGGTAGCCAGTGATATCACGAGCTGTAAAACTTACAAGACGACGGTTCATATATACAGGTATGACTATGCGAAATTTGTAGTTGCCAAGATTATAGACAGCACGGAGTTTGTGTTTTCGGATGGTTCGACGTGGAGGGAATCCTCTGGATCGTAGATATTCGAGATGTATTTTAGGAAAGTGGGTAGTGGACTCTTGGGGCAGAAGCACGGTAGAATTACCGCCACGAGGCGGCACTGATGAGGTCTCTACATTTAAAGGAGGCATGCCGTCTGCCCCAAGAGATTGTACGACCTGTTTGGCACGATGGTAGTCATAGTTAAACAGGTCGGTTAAGAGGCGCGTAATGTTGTGCGGACCACATCGCCAACATCGCACTTTTAGATTTCTAAAATTTATACCAAGATGATTGGATGCATCATCACAGTACGGGCATTGAACATTCACGTGAC